TTGCTATGTTGCGTGTGACGTGTACGTCCTCAAATGGCACTTGAAGGTCGGAAAGTATTACTATCCGTTTGACTGTCATTAGTCCTCGTCGTCGTCCTCATAGGGGATATTGTCGATGCGGTTAGGTAGGTTCGGAATGAGCCAGTCCGGAAATGCGTCACGATCTGCAAGTATCCAAAAAGCATGTGTCTCTGTGAAACCTGCACGACGTAATGACTTGTACCACTCGTTCATCGCGATTGCATATGCATCGAGAGCTGAGTAAGTATCTAAATCTATGACTGGTCGCTTCTTTGCCATGACTTTATTATCGATCTAAGAGTATGTTGTAAATCTCATCGACACGCGAATTAAGTCGCTTAATTTCAGAGAGCAAGTGAGTAATGACGTACCCAGCCAAGCCCCCAATGATGCCAAGGCTTGCAAAGTAAAGAGTGAAGAAACTTTCTTGCGTCATTCTTTATGATCCACGGCATCGACGGCAGCTTCTACCGCATCAGCAACAATGTCACCGACTGCCTTCTTAGCGCGATAAGCCTTAAGAGCTGCGCGGACTGCTGGAATACAGGCAAGCCCGATACCTGCATAAATAAGTTCTTTCATTACTTGCCTCCTAGCATTGGGATATTAAAGAACGAGCCATCTGTATCGCCCGCTTTGGTAAAGCTGACATGGCAATGATGATTGTGCTTATTAATCCCATCGTAAGGACGCCAAGTCCAAGCCTTCTTGGAAGACGATATTCTTCCGTTGAAGATGACATAAGAGATTCTCTTATCGCCAGATTTAGCGCAGAGTCGAAGCTGATCCGCAAGGTCAGGCATGAGGTCTGGCTTTGCTTTACCAGATAAATCCCTGTCAATATCAATCGCTCGGACGACACCCTGTTCATCAGGATTGTGGTCAGAAGGACGTGCTTGATGACGAGTGTCGCCAATCCAACCGTCTGAGGTGCGATCTCTATCTGGGTAACTATCATCGACTTGAAGTCTAAGCTGTTGTCCAGCTTTGCATAGCTTCGGCTGCACAGCGCTCACACTCCCAATTCTTTTTGCTATTTAGAAATAGTTCTTCATGTCCACAATTAGGCATAGGAGCAATAAAAGCATCATCTATTGGATCATAGATAAAACCAATTCCTGCGTAGTTATATCGGATTTTGCCGTTATAGGAAGTGCGAACACAGCGCTGTCCACGATAGTTTGCATACCATTCTTCGGGTGTTAAACCATCAATAATCTCGTTCTCATCTTTGCCAGTAATGACTTCAGTAACAACATTGTTTTCATCAAGGAACGCGTAATGAGCCATTAGATTGACACCGTTCCTGTTCCTGCTGTAAAAGTATAAACTTTATAACCTGTAATGTTTGTTTTTGTATAAGTTAAACCACCACCGATTGAACTTAAATCTGCAAGAGTGTCTGAATATCGAATAATGACAACACCAGAGCCTCCATTACCTGCGGCATAACCGATTGTGTTAGAGCTATTAACTCCACCGCCGCCACCGCCGCCACCAAGATTCGCAGCTGCGTCCGTTGCGTCAGCCCCCGCTCCACCTGCCGTTCCACCGCCTGCGCCTGCTGCTCCTACTGTGTAATTGCTAGAAGTTCCACCACCACCGCCACCGCCGCCACCGCGGGTTATTGATGATCCAGTAATTGAAGAAGCAGTACCGTCTCCACCTTTACCTGATGCTGAAACTGTTGCATTAACACCAACTTGGCTAGCCCCGCCGCCTCCGCCCGCACCACCTGGATTTGCACCATTTCCACCAGCATAACCTTGCCCAGATGGTGTTGCTGAACCACCCGTTAAGGTCGAAGAACCCGATCCTCCGCCTCCGCCCGATCCTCCAGACGACGCTGCGTTGGTCACTCCACCTGTTGCGCCTGTGCCACCGCCTGTTGCTGTGATAGAACCAAAAACCGAGTTTGTTCCATTTGTGCCTTGATTTGGATAAGCTGCTTTAGTTCCACCTGCACCGACGGTAACCGTAAAACTAGAAGTAAATAAAGTTCCAGTTAAATATCCACCGCCGCCTCCGCCGCCACCAACGTTGCGAGACCCAGCTGCTCCGCCCGCAAGAACTAGATATTCAAAATTCGTTCCCGGCGGTGTGCCAATGCCAAAAACTCCAGCTGTAATGCAACCAATCATTAGGCAATAGCCCCCACGACGTACCAAGTATCTGTTGCGGTTTTAATTGCTACCGCTGTTTTGTATTGTGCCAAAGTTGGAGCCGCTGCTGATGCACCTGCTGAAAGGACTGTAGTAGTTCCAGAGGTAACCGCGCTAATTGTGCAGATACCCGCTCCGACGTTCAGAATTGTCAAAGCGGTTCCGATTGGAAACGCTACGGAAGCGTTTGTTGGAATCTTGAAAGCAATGGCTGTTGCTTTATTCATTGGAGTAAGTGTCTGATATTGATCCGTAAGGACGGCTGTGTAATCTGCTGTCTGTGCTGTATTGACCGTAAAAGTCACAAGTCCATTCACTGTGGACGCTGTGAGAACGTCACCTGTTGCTGCTGGTAGTCCTGATGCCATTATTACTCCTAGTATCCCAATGTAGATTGTCCGATTATACCGTAATACGAGCTTCCAACGATGAACCCATCGGCTATTGGTTCAAGCGTTGTAATTTTAGCGGTCATCTTGTTAGGCGTGATTGACCAGTTAATGCCTTGGAACTGTAGGTTTTTGACAATGGTAGAAGAATCTGGCTGCACATTCGTAATAAGAAGATTACTGAAATAATCAAGTCCAAGCATTGTGTCGGTTGGAACTGATGGATCGAGTAAGTCCACTTCCATCTCGTCAATGCGGATTGTCGTTTCTTGACGGGTTGCGATGTATTCCTTGGCAATGTCGGTAACAATGGCATCTGTTTCAGCTACAAGGTCAGTCTGGGTAACTGAGTGAGGGAAGTACTTATCAATCGATGCTTGGTTAATTGCTGTAATGGTTGAACCGCCAACGCGGGCAAGATTGGCTTGGTTAATGATGAGTTTATCATCAAAACTGTACTTAAGGTTCTTGTAGGGAATTCCACCAGATTGGTTGAACGCCGTAGGCGCTGTAGCCAATGAAGCCATGACCTGACTGCGATCCTTGAATACTGCTGTGCCTGACCCGTCCATATAAAAAGCGCCAGTCTCGGAGAACTCTGCGTTCTTGATGGCTGCAAGGCTTGTGCGGTTAGTTGCTGGGTCTGCGATACAAGTGTTAGCGCCTGTAGCAACCGTGCGCATCGATGAAGGGAATGAGACTTGGTTAAGAATCTTGCCTATACGAGTGCCAGTGGTCTGTCCAGCGCCTGAGTCTGTAACGGTATTGATATTAGCCATGTTGAATAGTCGAAACGCATCTTGGCAGACAATATCGACATAACCAGTATCTTGATTGACTGGGTAGGTATAACGGTATTCGATTGCATAACCAGAGAAAAGATACTTCTGGGTAGTTGCCGTTGTTGCTGATATACGCAGTTTGCGAAGAGGTACAAGTTTGCCAAAGTAAGGGCTTGATACGTTCTGAGGGTTAAAGTAACTGAGAGGGTCTAGAACTCGAACTGTGCATTGTCCAGCTTCGTACTGGTCGCGCTGGATATTACGACCTCGAGTAATGCTAATCTCATAGACGTTAGGTGTTAGATCGACTGTCGGTTCTGGGGAAGTTGAGTCGCCCAGAGTATTAGTTCCCAGAATTCCATACTTAGGGTCGCCAATGACGAAGCCGTTGTAACCGAAAGTAGCGCCGTTAGTAAAGTCAAAGGAAACGGCTATCTGCGCTGGAAGTGCCATTAGCCGAACATACCTGCGATTCTACCGATTTGGCTAGGTGATCCTGAAAGGCTTGAGAGCTGTGTGCCAGCCATTACCTTGTCAATCAGTTCTTGCTCACGAATGACGTTGCCTTGAACAGTCACGTTAATTACTGGCTGACCAGCATTGGGATTATAATTTAGTCCAGTATTAGGGTTATAGGTAATCATGCCGTCTGAAGGCATTGGAGGCACGTTAGTGCTCGGTAAGACTGGCGCTACCGAGGTGTTGCCATTGGGTGCGCTTGGCGCTGGATTGCCAGTAAGAATCGCTGCTGCCTTGCCAGCCAAGTAACTGAGGTAAGCATCAAGGTACTCAAAAGGGTTCTTAGCATTAGGTAAAGCCGCAAGAAATTTAGCGAGGTTACCAGAAGCATCTTGAGCCGCAAGAATCTGATTGGTTAATTTAGTTGCTACTGCCTCGTTGCCGTTAAGCAAAGCTAGTTGCGCTTCAACGCGCAGCTTCTCATTCTCTGACAACTTGCCCTTGAGTGCCGCTACAAGTTGAATCTGCTCTAGGTCGAAGACTGTTCCAGCCTTCTTAATTGCAGTCTGTTTTTTGAGTTCTGCCGTGTTCTTTGAAGTTGCCTTTGCTAAGTCAGCGGCACGTTTCTTGGCTGCTAATTCTGCTGCCTTTTCTGCCGCCATTTGTTGCGCAGATTTAGGAATATTTGTGCCAGCCCATGCCTTCAGATAATCACGCTTAAGGCGGCGGTTAAATTCCTCTACTTGTACGGCTTGAATATTCTTGTTGAAATCACCAAGGCTGCTGTTGATGATTGTCTTGAGAATCTTCCAGCCCTCAATAAAGTTATCCAAGCGAGCAACTGCAAAGTCCGTAGCAGTAGCAATCTTGCCAATGAGGTCTTGAACGTCAGTTGCTCCACTTACTGCCAAGGCTAGATCAATAAGACCTTGACCAATCTTCTCCTGAGCTTCTCCTGCTGCGGTGCTAATGAGTTGCATCTTGCCAGCGTAAGTCTCAAGATAGGCGGCATTAGCTCCAGAGAATTGCTTATTGAGTTTCTCTGAAATGTCTGCAAATGAGGCAGTTTTAAGTTGTGCCTGTGTAAGTCCAAGGTTGTATTTCTTCAAGCCTTTTGTGTTTCCTACATAAGCGTTTGCTAAGTCCTGTGCCACAGTTTCAAGCGCGATGCCACTTCCCGCTGATACATCAATGGCTTGAGTGAGAGCTTTCTGGCTTGCTGTTACTGATCCGGTAGTTGTAATTAAAGCTTGAAATGCTGGGCGAAGTTGATCATCTGCTACGCCCGACACTCTAGAAAGGTTTTCAATATACTTGTTGATAGAAGGGGCGGACAATTCAAGACCGAGGTTCTTAACAGCTGTGTTTAACTTTGTAACAGCCTTTTCATCTTCAATAAACGCCTTGACTGAAGCCTTGCCAAAAGCAGCAATTTTCTGAACAGCAAAGACAGCAATCAGCTTTTTACCTAGACTGCCAACCGCTTTCTCAAGTCCTGTGGTTGCCTTGTCAGCTTCTTTGAAAGCTTTTTTGCCCTTAAACTCGGCGGCTAAGTCAATTCTTAAATCTGCCATTAGACCTTATCCTTCATTGAATCAAACTTATCTTTTGCCTTGAAGATTGCCTTTACGACTCCATCTTGAGCTTTGCCACGATCTTCTTCGAAGGCTCTAAAGATTGCGCGACCTGTCATTTTTTGACCCACGCCTTTTAACTGTCCGCCCAATCTAGGAGTAAAGTTTCCAGTAACACCTGACTTGCGTCCTGCTGTCTCATAGATAGCGCCAGCAGCAGACTTGTTAAAGATTGAAGCCAATGCTTGAAAGCCATTGCGATTAGCCTTGCTAGGTGATGACTTGAAAGTAATTCCTTTGCGAGCGATACCTTGATCATAATAGCGATTAGCCCATCGACCACCTATATTGGAATTCTTAAGCCAGCCTGAAGGTGCTTGTTCGTTACTCGGCAGATAACCGCGTGCTTGTATAACTACTGGCTTTAGAAAAGAAGCAATCTCTTTGTTTGTTTCTTTTGCCAATGTAGGCTCAACAATAGCCAAGGCTTTTCTAAGAGCGACCGCGCCTTGCAGTTTTACTGGCATCGTTCCGCTCCTTCGCTATGTCCTTGAGGACTTCAATATGTGCCTTGAAAGCCATTGCAGGTAATTCCACAATGGATTGGAAGGGAACTCCATACTCGTAGCTCAAGCGAGCCGCGGTATAGGTGATGGAGTTCCGATCCAGCTTTAAGCTAAAGGGTCAGACTCTAAGACCTCAACTGACTTGAGTGTCTCAAGGAATGATTCCCCGAAAGGCTTGACTGTTTCACCTGAACGTCGAATTGCTTCCCAGCAGAGCCAGTACACGTCTGACTGCTTCTGGTCTTCGATAAGAGCCTTATGAAAGCCCTTCTTGGCGTATTGCTCGAAGGCGTATTCAATCAGCGGAGTAATTTCGTACTCTGCTACTGAGTTGTCTGCCCTTGTTACCTTGAGTTTTGCCATGTTAGCCCCTTTTATTTATCGTTTAGAAGCTACCTGTTGTAGCTACTGCGATTGTACCTGATACGTTGAATGTAAGGCTTTGAGTTGAGAGATCGCCAACTGCGCCGTTAATATCGGTTGTGTTGTTAATCAAGCAAGTCATTGTGTAAAGAGGGTTAGTTGCAGAGACTGCTGTTCCCTTTGTCTGAAGGAGAACGAT